AATGCCGACGTCGCCTGAGCCGTCTATGGTTAGGCATGAGCGTGCGTCGGTATTGTCATAAATCTCAAACAGGGAACCATTAACAGCCAAGTTCTGCCCAATAAGCACATCTTCAGTATTACCAGTTGCTTTGATCTGAATGCTGGCTGACGCATTTAACGTGTTTGATTCAATTTTCAACCTCGCACCATCTTGCTCCAAGTGCAGCAATGTGTCCGGCGCAGTCGCTTCACCGAGGCCGACGTTGCCATCTTGCTTGACAGTAACTACATCACCAGAGTCATCAGACTTTATTTGAAACAGGCTGCTTGCTCCGGTTCCTTCATTGTGAATCGTCCATTCGGTTGACCCTTGATACTTGAAGTTGATACCTGAATCGCCTGTTCCCCCTTGGTCAATATTAACAAAGCAAGCACTACTATCATTATAAAGATTCAGCACATCAAAGCTGTACAACCCGCTAAAGTCAGTGACTCCAATGCCGACTCTGCCAGTATCATAATAAATATCATCACCTGATGTCGTCCACGGCGATGAGCCGCCTCCGCCACCGCCACCGCCAGATGTTAGGTCAGTCTCTGCAACATCATCTGAAATCCAGTAAGGCTTCCCATCGGCTTTTGTGTAAAGTATTCCACCGTTTCCAGCAGCAGGAGCAGAGGGCGCGGCAACCTCACTGGATATGTGAATCCTTCCTGCGACTTCTAGTTGTTCGTCAGGGTCATTCACACCGAGGCCGACGAGGCCACCTGTCGTGATGGTTAGCCTGTCAAGGTAGTCTAACTCCACTTGCGATATTTTGAATTTAGCACTGTCACCAGCATCCAACCCGCACACCCACACATTTGTGGTCGGAGAGGTGTCATCCTCAAACTGAATTGCAGCATCACCTCCATTGTTGTTCTCTATGACGATTGCACGCTGCGACCCAGTGTGGGCGGTGGTTACGTGCAATGGGCCTTTACTCGGCGCGGTTGCCCCGATACCGAAATATCCTGAGGAGGCATCCCAATAGGCCGAGGGTGTTCCTGCCGTATCGTAGAACCTACAATCACCGTCACTTTCAATAGTGAATCTCGCTGCATTGCCAGTGTTATTCTGAAATCGGAATTGACAGTTTTCCTCAACATCATTGAAGCGAATCTGGTCATTGTTTGATGCGTAAATTTGCCCCCGCGCCCCAGTGGTGGCAGTTAGGTTTGCAATGTCGATTCCAGGTGTTGAAGTGCCTTGAATATACAAATAGCCGCCATCTTCATACGTCAGCGTACTTTGACCCTCAAGCTGGTCAGAGCCAGTCCACACACCTATCTGACCGTCTACGGGTGTTGGCGAAGCTGTCAAAGCATCCTCCCACGTTGGGACTGCTGAGCTTCCCGCACTGGTTAGGACTTGACCGCTGGTTCCGTAGTTTGCTCCTGATAGACCGAACGCTCCATCGCTGGAAATCCGCAAGGCTTCCGCACTGGAACCTTCCGAACCGGAACCGGCATAAAATGAAGTGAAATCGCCAGTCCACCCAGCTTGCGCGATTCTCAACTCGTTAATTGCTTCGCTGGAAGTTGGTTCGATTGTGACGTTGCGCGTGCCAGTTGAATAAATCTCCAAGCTGCGCCCGTCATCTGCATGACCCAGAACCGCAGGGCCAGCAACATCCAGCTTTGACTGCAGCTGGCTACCGCCTTCCCTCGGCGAGTTCGTGCCTATGCCAAGGGCCTCTGTCGCCACATCCCACTTCATTTTAGCTGTACCGCTGGAATTGAACCAATGGCAGTCGCCAGTCGAATCAATCCGCATCCGCTCTGCACTTGCTCCAGAATCGTAGAACTTTAAGCCATTAGTGCCGTCCACTGTTCGCAACGAAAAGCGGGACGCACCACTCTCCTCAAATGATAACCCCGCGTAACTGCTTGTGGAATTTATGGTAACTATGCCATCACCACTACCCTCCACTTTCAGCTCCGAAGATGAGGACGACGCCCCTCCAATTCCGACATTCCCTGCCGTGTACGTTATGCCGTTGGTGTCCTCTGACCAAAGATGATCGCCGTGCCCTACTAAAGTTGCATTACTTTGACTCATATTATAACCGCCGTAAACCAACAGTCGGCAGAACCCAAGGTGAGCGTTGTGTCGGTGGTTGAGTTTGCCACATAAATCCCGTTCTCGAAGTTCATGCCCCTTACCGGAATCTCCATGTAAAAATTGTCCTCCGCAGCAATGAAGAGAGGGTGTATCGTTGGCGCAGTTCCGTCACTTACAGCAGTCTTGCTATCGAACACCATCACCCATTGTGCGCTTGTTTTCTTAGATGACCCCAGAAGGCCGAGCATGACACCCCCGCCCCTCCTAACTATAAGATCGTTGTCCCAAGTTGTGTTGGATATGGGACGCCCTACATCGTTAATATCTTCTCTAGGCATTAGTTACTCCACGCGTTTTTAATTTGTTTCTTGCTGAATTCAGACTTCCACCTGCTGCCGCCCGAACACTCCTGCTTGTAGTATCCCTTCAGTACCCCCTCCTTCATGCTGGCTGGGTTGGAGGCTACTCCTGTTAGGGAAATTGGTTGGGGTGCGGTAATCCTCTTGAATCCATTGGGGCACTTATCCTTATCCTTGGGGAGCCTCAACTCCTCTATTCTCTCCCCCTTGTCGTTCTCGTAAACGTATAGCGGCATAAAAATTAAAGACCGAGGGAGTTTCTTAGGCTCCCCCAGTTGTTAATGATTAGACTTACGATCCACCGTGCGAGTAAGCAGACTTTGAACGCAAGACGATGAACCAGTTTTCGTGCAACACCTTGGCACAGTAGTGTGCTTTCCAGCCGATTGTCGTGGGTTGGTTAAGCGGATCGCTCTTATCGGGAGTATCCGTAATAACTATCGACGGAGACTTCGGTGATTCACCAGCTAATGCCGGAACACCAAAGGCGTCACCACCCAAGACAATAGATGAGAACACATCGCCAGAAGCATTGTAGGTTCCCTTGTCTGCGGCTGATCCCTCGATATAAGGATTTGTGTCCTCGATTACCTTGACGCCGTGGAACGATCCCACTTCGCCCTTAAACAAACCTTGAACAGCACTGTACTTATGGGCTTCGAGCCAGTCAGAGTTGTTCATTAGGTCGCGTGTTACCTGCGGTGAAGCAATCATCACATACTGCCCAGCAATTTGGGGAGCACGGTTAATCTTCAACTGGGTAACACTGTCCAGTAGGTCGGTTGCGTCAATCTTGCCGTTCGCATCCGTCAAGGCATCCAGCTCGGCAAACGTGGTTGCTCCACCGGAATACTTCTTGGTGCGACTGTCACTCTCGTCCGTGTCACCGGAATTAACCAGCTCGTTGCGGATGAGGTTGTCACAGTATAACGCAGCGTCCTCACCATTTGTTTTGATGGCTTGGGACATGATGTTTAGTAACGAGGTAGCGTTGAGTACGTCCGTTACAGCGATTACCTGACCGACTTGGTTCAGAGTCGCCTCGACGTACGCAAGCGTTAACTCACGATATGAGCTAGATGCCATCGCGGTTCCTTCAGTAAGGTCTACCACGCTGTCTGCTGATGGTTCATTAAAGCGGAAGAATCGGATAGTTTGAGCACCAGCATTCTTAGGTAGTGGTGCGGTCTTTCCAAACTCAGCTTTTCGTAAACCCTGTACCGCGTAATCCAACAACTGCTTACTGAAGTATGTTTGATACTCGTCTGCAATCGACGCGGGATTGGTTGTTGATAGTGTAGCCATAATTTAATATATGCACTTGTATATCAGTAGCCCCCAGCAGCATCCACCTCCGCAGCCCTTCTTTGTAGGTTGGCGAACTGCTCCTCAGGAGTCATGTCTGCGAACCCTTTCGGGGCTTGTGGCGCACCTGTTGGGTCTGAACCACCGATAGATAGTTTAGACTTTAGACCAGCATTCTCATCACTGAGCGCACTAATCTGTTCCCGAAGCTCATTGGACTGTTCGGATGACATCTTCATTGCAACTATATCGGCTGCGTCAATGATGCCCCCAGAATATGTCGCGAGAACCGGACGTTCCTGTAGCAAACCATTAACCGCTTTTCGGAAAGCAGAATCGGACTCACGTAACTCCGGATAAGAGTCAGCGGCCCTGTCAAAGTTGTCCGACCACTCTCGCTTGAATGATTCATCCACCTTTGCCACCTGTTGTCCCCTAGCCTGTGCCTTAACTGACTCAGCTTGCCTCATAGCCTCTTCAGCTAATTTGTGCTCACCTTCCAGTTCAAAGCTCTTGGCTGCGGCTTCATAATCTGCTGCGGTACTTCCATCCTCATCAACAAACTCTTCAGGCTTGGCCTTTTCGTTCAGGATGCCTCTCAGCTCCTCAACTTCACGCCTCATTTCCTCAACCTCACCCTTCTTGGCGTTCAATTTCTTCCAAGAATCGTTCAGTCGCCCTTCAGACTTTGCCAGTCGGCTGTCCGTAGCTTCATTTTTCAAAGAGCTGCTTTCGACTTCAGGAGGCCCAGCGGCCAGATCAGGAGCTTGCTCGTCCGGCGGTGGCTCTTCAGCCTTTGTCTCTTCTGCCTTTGGCTCGGCTTTCGGTTCCTCTTTTGGAGGTTCCTCTTGCTTCTTACCCACCTCAGACGGGGGTTCCTTCCGGCTTAAGATTTCCGCTGCTGGTACTTCTGCTGGGTTTTGCCCCTCATCGTACCCTGACAACCTGTCCTGTTCAGCAGCCATTTGTTGTAGCTGCTCCAATGTCGTAACATTCTCTTCACTCATTTCTTTAGTGCATTCCATCAAGGCAACCCGCACACCTGCTGCCCTGTATGTATCTACTATTCAATCACGCCCCGATACAAAAACGTAAATGTTATTGGCGAATAAGTTCGGATAGATCAGGCTCGCCATCATCCTGACTCCCGTAAAGTTCAGAGTCGGCCAGACCTTCTAGGCTTGACACAGCTCCTCTAAAACCATTAGCAAAACCTGCTTCAAAGGCAAGGTCTTTTTTGCTCTGAATACATTGCGAGTTGATCCGTAAGGTCATATTCGTCAACGTACTCTTCAGCTTTATACCAGTATCAGACGCCAAAAACTGACTAAACCTCTTGGCATCATCTATCTCCCATGACGGCTCATCCACCCATTCGACTGATTTAGCGAACAGAAGCATGGCCTTTATCTTTCTAAGCATATTGTATTTCCTTTACTCATGTTTTCTTTAACCCACATGGGCTTCAAATTACTAAAGTGCCAACAAGCGTCAACTTCCTTGGGGTTGTCGTAGTCAAATGCGCTTATTGGGATATGGTGATCCACGACCCAGACCTTCCCATAATTCTGCCAAGTCATGCCCTTCTTGAACTGAACCTCCATGTGCCTGTTTAGATGTCCCTTGTCGCACCCTATGAAGTCCATCGTGTTCTTGCTCTTCCCCCTCATTATTGAGCTTAACCTGCTCCTGAGGTTTCTAACCATTCTAGCCCTAGAGTTGCCCCTGAAATATTCTCGCCTCTTTGCCCCCAGTATCTCTTTGTACGTTTTGTAGTATTCTGCCTGTCGCTCGCGGCACTCTTTCCAGTTGGCATGATAATACTCTTTACGGGCGTTTTTGAGACGCTCCCTATTCTTCAGGTAATATTCCCGCTGCTGCTTCCGTACCCTCTCTCTGTTTTCTTCATAATACTTCTTGTTCTTCCTAGATACTTTGGCCTTGTTCTTGAGGTAATACTCCTGACTCCGCGTTAGCTTGCCCTTCACCACCAATAGCTCCTTGACGCTCATCCAGTAATGACTGCGCTGATTCACCAAGTTGTTTCCTCAGTTGCTTTGCCGCATTTGCATCCACCTGTTCATAGGCTTTCAGCAATTCGTCAAGGCGCATCATTACTAGCTGTTGGGTTTGCTCTGACACTTCCTCGCCACTGCTCATCTTATTATCCAAATACTGTATTAGCACATTTATCCGTAGCTCAAATTGCTCGTTACCCCTGACCGGAACTGGGAAACCCGTCTCAATGATCGAAAGGTTGTTGGCCTCTTCAAGTGCCTCATGCTGTTGGCGCATCTGCGGATCGAGGAACATTCTCCTGACCAGACTGGGATCATCCAGTTCCAGTATTGAGCGATCCAGTTCTGCCTGATTGATGAACGGTGATCCTGCGAACAACTGCTTGCGGGTCATCGCCTGTTGCAGCTTTAGCATTCGGTTCTGGCTGTCCGGCCCACCCTTCGGCTCTATCACGTAATCACCCATAAAGGCGTCCGGCTTCAGGCTACCAGTGTCTTCCCTGTACCTATACTCCAAATCCGACTTCTTGTACTGAAGGTAAAGCTCCCACGACTGCCTATACAGCATACCCAGAGACAGTCTGAACACCCTAGCTCTTAGGTCATTCGATTCGGCCATCAGCCCACTAATCGCATTGATCTCTGTTGCTGTCCTTCTGTCGCCCCTATCCTTCATCGACTGAACACCAAAGTCCGGCATACCAATTCTCTGCTCGGCTATCAATCTGGTTGACTGAATCTCTTCATCCCAGCTAACCGGAGGTCTTGGCATTTGAACCGGAGCCAATCCGACTGGCAATATCTGTGCGGGGGAAAGTCTGATGTTGCTGCTGTTCGGTATATCCCTGTCAGTCTGGAACATCGGCCTGTTGAATAAAGTCATCGCGTCATGCTTGTCATTCCACATCTTGCAGATAGAAGCCTCGAATGGGCCAACGATCTCACACACCCCCCTCGGAGAATACCAGCCCTTGTCCTTAACCTCATAG